GGCGTGGAGGCTTCGGCTCGCAGCGAAGGATCAAAGTCGATGCGCCCGACTCCTGTGACAGTGAATCAAACCATCATGGTGCAGGGGCGCGTAGACCGCCGCACAAGTCAGCAGATGGCACAAGAAAGCGCACGCCAGCAGCGGATCGCACAGGCACGGAATGGGTGAGGCCGCAGGAGACTACCTTTCCGTGTGCACAGGCCGGCACTGGGCGCCATCGCATGCAATGACCAGACGATGACTGCCACAGCTCGCGACGAATTCACCATCGCCGCGCGAAGAAACATCACCACAACCTTGTGAGGCTGATGCGCGCTGAGCGGAAAGCACAACCGCCGCCAAGTCTGGCGCGCTTGCATGTCTTTCAACTTGCGCAGCGGGCTGGACTTCAGTGGTGGATCGAGCTTCGCCATCAGCCGCTGAGGCTAGCTGCGGAAGCTTGTATTTACCTCTTATGGATCTCGATATGAAGTCCGCGTCGAGATCGCCGGGCTGAAGTTCATGGTGGAATCTGGCGGTTACTTTCCCGGTAGGGAAGTTGAAGGTAAGGGGGATGGCTGGCACACCTGTCGTGTACATGCCATTACCCGTGAAGGTGGTGTGCGCATATCCGGCAACGTACGCGGTCGAGCTGACGTTGCTCGTAGTCATGCCATCAATGTGGATGAAGCGGTAACCATTGGTAAGCGCTAGCTCGGCTGCGTGAAGAACGGCGTAGTCGGAGGCCCTTTCGTCGCTGGTATACCCATTCCCCTTGAAGACGATTTGGGCAACGTCTGGCGCCAGCATGGTTTCACTGAAGCCTCCGCCTCGCCAAAATCCTTTGGGGCCATAGGACGTGGCACAACCAACCAACAGGCCAATGGCCGCGATGATCACCAGCTTCCGCATGTCAAATCCCCCTTTGTGATGGGCTGAGAATATCGCGCTCCATCCAATATCGGCAACAACTGATTCAAAGCCTCGCATCTGCGGGGCTTTTTTATGGGCGAATGAAACATGACCACCGGATTTATCGACCAGCGCATGTCAGTCCGCGTCGCGTCTGGTTTCATCGGCGGGCCTGAGTGGAGCACGAACGTCCAAGCATTGGCGAGCGGCCGCGAGTCACGCGGCAAGCAGTGGAAATACCCGAAGCACCACTACACGGCCAATGTTGGCGCATTCACCGCAAGCGACATTCAGGAACTGCGCTCGATCTTCTACGTGTGTGCAGGGCAGTGGGGCGCCTTCCGCTTTCGTGACCCGGTTGATTTCGTTGCAGTCAACGAACTGTTTCCTGTTGTGGTTGGCACGAGAACTCCAGCACAACTGGTCAAGACCTACACGTTCGGCACCCAGTATGCCAGCAGGAAGATTCAGGCGCCGGTGTCTGGCAGCGTTGCCGTGGTTGACTCCGATGGAACGACGCCAATTGCCGGCGTGTGCGATTTCACGACCGGCCTGTTCACCCCGAGTGCCAACTGGCCGCACGCGACCGCATCGTGGTCTGGCCGATTCGATGTGTGGGTGCGGTTTATGTCCGACTACGGCGCGTTCACCGCAATACGCCCTGAGCTGCTTACGGCGGACATTGAGCTGCTGGAGGTGAGCGTCTAATGCCCCGTGCAATTTCCCCCGAGCTGGCCGCGCACCTCAAAGGCTCATCGATCACCGTCTGCTATTTGCTCAAGATCATGCCGAAGCGTGCCGGCGTGCCCGTATTCGGCCTGACCACACTGGACGACGACCGCACCTATAACGATGGCACGGGTCTGCTGACCTATCGCGCCAAGCGTGGCTATACCGCGTTTGACGTGGACACGAAAGCGGATCTGTCGGTGGACAACAGCGAGGCATCCGGCCTGCTTGCGGAGTACCCGGCTGACGGCGTGACGGCCGAAGGTATCGCTCGTGGCGACTACGACGGCGCGCGCTTCGTGCAGTACCTCGTCAATTATGAAGACCTGTCGATGGGCCACGTCATCTTGAACGCCGGCCAGGTCGGCCAGATCAAGATGATCGATGACCTGACCTGTCACATCGAGTTGCGCTCGCTCACGCAGATCCTGAAACAGAATTCCATCATTGAAGTGACGTCGATCACCTGCCGCGCCAAGTTCGGCGACGAGCGCTGCAAGATGCCGCTGGA